ACAGAGCCGTCAGACGATCCTGAGCCGGGCCATATCACCGCCCAAGAGATTAAAACATTTAGATTAGATATGACTAAACTTACCAGCTTCCGGGGGATTAAATGAAAAGCCTAGCCGATAGAGTAAAAGAGCCGGCCAAGCTAACCCGTAAACAAGCGGCGTTCGTCCGGCACTTAGTAGAGAATCCTAAAGAGAGCGCTACAGAAGCGGCATATCAAACCTATGATGTAGCTAATAGGGGAGTGGCGGAACAGATAGCATTTGACAACCTAAGAAAACCTAGTATAGTAACAGAATTGAGTAAGTATAATAACTTAGTAGAGAATACGTTAATAAATACTTTAAATGACTATAAAGACAGTACTCACTTAGGTGAGCGTAGCCTAGCAATTGATACGGCCAAATATGTACACGATAAGATTCACGGCAAAGCCAAGCAAAGCCTGGATATACAACATACTAAAGTATCTATTCAGATAGACTTAACGGCTCTACCAAGCCAAGAAGAAGTAGTATAAAGTAATGAAGAATACCATTGGCAAAGCAAAATACAATCAATTAGGGCATGTTAAGCAGTACATTGTAGCCTTGATGGAGAACGAGGGGCGCATAGGTACAGAGACGGTCTGTGAGCTATGCTTAGAGGTAATCCCGGGTAACAAATATGACATACATCACACTAAGTACGATGGTGCTACGTACTATGATCTACTAGTAGTGTGCCGATCATGCAATCTATTAGGTGAGAACAAGATGTTAGATTAGTACGACATAGGCTAAGCCCTAGTCATGCTGCTAAAACAAAACCAATAATGACTATACAAAGCCATAACCAGCGACCCCACCCCCCATCATGCTAGGCTCAAAAGCTACTCCCAACTCACTATATATAATACCGAAGGTGAGCGTAGCTTCCTACGTCTGTAATATCCCTTGAGGGAGTATCTTCCCGTGTGTCTGATATGTCTGTGCAGAAACCTACCGACTATGTACTATGTACTACCGACGTGGTACTATGTATATATAAGAGGATAAGTAAATGCCTAAAGTAACAATATGGATTCGAGAAAGTGACTGGCAGTTATGGCAAGCAATCACCGACAAACCAGACTGGATCAGTACTAGATTAAATATCGTAGAGACAGTGATAAGAGTAGCTGATAACACAAACCAGAATGTTTCTCCGGAATTTATCGGCCCCTCCTCCGAAGAAATCTTTGGCACGAAACCAAATTCCAAGACTTGTAAAAAAGGCCATGTATATTATGGGGACAAATGTCTTGTCAAGGGTTGTTATTGACAGCATAACCGACATCAGGGCATAATAGGTTTAACGGTGTAAAAACCAAAAACCAAAACCTCTAAACAAAAAAAGAATAACTTATCCTTAGAGGGAAAAAAATGCCAAAGAAAATTAAGACCCAAACCGAGAAAAATGCGTGGGGGGCTAAGATGCAAGCAGCCCGAGTCGCTAAGCGTGATGCCCAAGTTGAGCGTGAGAATGACAAGCTCGTTCCGCCCATAGTTACCGAGCCCGTAGCTCCCATACAACCTAACCAGCCTGACTACGCTGAACTCCAGCGCCAAGTCCTAGAGCTAACGACTAAGTTTGCCAACCTACAGCCTCAAGGCCCTCAAGTAGCGAATGGCCGTCTGGTCGGAACATTTACTAAATATAATACCGACCCCAATTACTACCCCGACCCGTGTGAGCGTTTAGCTGCGGAGCCTCGTCTCCAGCGTTTCGCTTTCCCGATGAACTATGAGCTGAAGTTTACCACTTCTACGTCCTCTTACGAGACCAAGGACGGTATTTCAACTGTCGAACCTAAGTTTGAATTAGAACTCGTGCGGATTATGCTGAACGAAGAGACGGGTGAGGCGACTAACAAACGCTACGTTATCTGCAAAGCTATATTCCATGAAGACCCGCAGTCGGCTATCGTAGTTGCCCGTCAAAACGGTATTGACATTAACAAGTTCAACGAAAAAGACTTTCTCGATGAGATGCGTTACCTTCAGATGCGAGACTGGGTACTCGAATGTTTCTATCCGCCAAAGACCCAGGAAAAAGAGAAGCGCAAGGAGATGGTTATTGACGGCAAGATTGTCCAGTACTTTGAGATAAACTCAGAGACTCCTGAAGCCATGAAATTCGGAGACCTTAAGGGCAGGGTTTAGTGGCTGTCACTTATGTCCCTTATGCGAAACAAGTAAGTGCTCATGTAGCCTTCCTTACGGGGGGGTATAAGCGCGGGGTGCTCTTAATGGGCCGCCAATCGGGTAAAACCTATTTTGCCACCAATCATGCCTGGTTATCGGCCACAATCGAGCAAGGTAGGTACTTTGTCGTCTTCAAGACCTATAAGCAAGCGCATGAAGTTGTTTGGCGGCAATATGTTCCCCTTATCCCGAAAGAACTCATATATAAGAAGAACGAACAAGACCTCTTAATTGAGCTGAATTATGTCCAGGGCCCAGTTACTTTGCCCGATGGTACGGTAATTCAAGTTGAACACGATGAAACCAAGCCCCGTAGTTCTATTCAGCTCCTCGGCTCCGACCAAGCCGACTCACACCGTGGGTTCCGTGCCGAGGGTATCATCTTTGACGAGTACGCGGATCAAGACCCCGATAACTGGGACGCTGTTTATAAGCACTTCTTCACCACCACCGATGGCTGGGCGATATTTATGGGCACACCTCGCGGGTATAACCACTTCTATGACCTTATTCAGTTCGCTCAGGAAGATGAGCGTTGGTTCTACCAGGAGGCTACTTGGAGGGATTCACCTTACGTTAAGAAGGAATTTATTGAGAAAGAACGAGCCGAGGCCGAGATACGGGGTACTCTTTCGACTTTCTTACAAGAAGTAGAGCTAGAGTTTCGAGCTGTACAGGGTGCAGTTTACCCTCAATTTGACCGAAAAGTACACATTGTTAAGCCGAGTGAGATACCCGAAGATTTAACTATTTATGCCGGTATCGACTTTGGTTATCACACTACGGCCTGTATTTTTGTAGGGATAGACAAAGACCAGAACTGGTGGGTCTTTGATGAACTCTACGGTCGAGAAACCATCCTTGCTGACCTGTTGCCTCGTATCTGGGAGAAGATGGGTGATAAACGTCTTGTACTTATTGTCGGTGACTCACAGGCGAAAGATGCTATTGAAACTATGGTTGTTAAGGGTTTCCCAATCGTACCCGTAGTGAAACGGGGGGACTCGATAATTCATGGTATCGACCTCATACGAGCCAAGCTCCGTCCCCGAGTACAGTTGATTGGTATCCCTAAGCCGAGTATGTTTATTTCTAGTGTCTGTAAGAACTTTATTCAGGAGATGGAAGCCTATAAGTACCCCGAAGATAAGAAAGACCGTAACCCCTCCGAGTTACCTATGAAAGAGAATGACCATGGCCCTGATGCCGCTCGTTATCTGATGCTGCATCTGAAGTACGGATTACAGAAAGATGATAAAATGCCCAAAAATAGCATGATAAAAGACCTAAATAGCTATGGTCTGTAGCAAATTGGTAGCAAAATAGAGCAAAAACTCCTATAATTCGTATAAAGCGTTAAAGGAATAAAATGAAACCCGAAACAAAAATACAAGACCCAGAAACAGAAGATAATTTCGAATATAAATTTAAGAAAGATTACGAGTCCGACTGGGAGATACATCAGAATTATATAAACAAGTCATTCGATGCCTACGAAGCCATGCTAGTTGGGATGGTTTATGACTCTGTTTCTAACTCCGTAGACGGCTCTAAGATTACCGATTCGTATGCTGCTACTCTAGCGATTGAGCGAGCAGCCAGAGTCATGGGCAAGCTCCCCAATGGTCAGACCATGCCGATGACCAAGGCCGATGAAGGCAAGGCGATGTTTATGGACATCTTGCGTCAGAAATGGGTATATCCGAACGCTAATGCCCAACATAATTTCGATACCAAGCTCCGTTTGTGGCAACTTTACTCCTCAGTTTATGGTTATATGCCGATGTTCTACGATTGGAATGTATCTTCTACAGGTTACGTTGGCCCTGATTGTTGGTTATGGAGTCCTCGCAATCTAGTCCCTCAGCAAGGCAGAACCTCCATTAAGGATATGGACTATGTTACCGCTCTAACTTGGGTGGGAAAAAAGTACCTCAATAATATTTTAGACGGGGAAACTGAAGATAAAGGTGAAGATAAGGGAGAAACCGATGATTCACTTTCGACTAGCGGGGGGTGGGATTTAGGAGCAATCAGAGAGTTGCTTGATTTAGCGGAAAGTACCACAGAGAATGACACCACTAAAGACACTCTTACCCAGCGCGACCGTACTCCTCTGGCGACTAAACGTGGCATTTGCCTAGCTACTCGCTATGAGGCTGGTGAAGATGGGGAGTGGGTAACATTCGCTCCTGACCATGCCTGCGTTGAAGTTCGCCGTATCAAAAACCCTCATCAGAACGGGCGTATCCCCTTCGTCATTAAATACTCTCAGCCTCTCTTTGACTCCTTCTATGGCCTCGGAGACTTCCAGCGAGCTAAGCCACTACAATTTGCTCGTGATGGATTGACTAACTTCTATTTCAAGGGTATTAAGATGAACTTAATCCCACCGATTATCGCCAATGCCAATGGTGTAGTGAAGCACACTCTCGATTATCGTGAAGGCGCTGTCATGCTGGAGACTATCCCTAACTCTATCCGTAGAATGGAGACTTCTAACGCTGGACTTGCTACCTACCAAGCAGCCCAGTCTAATCTTACCGGCTCCCTCCTCTCCCTTTATGGGTCGCAGAACGCTTCAATTCCAGGTTCTGAAACCTTAAATCCCTCACAGGGCAAAACTCCGGCTGCCATCTCCCTGTACGGCGACAAGGAAGCCACCCGTGATGGACAAGAACGAATGTATCTCGAAACTGCTATTGAGGAGCTAACCGACGGTTTTAACTCTCTCATAGTAAACATCGGTACAGAGACTATTCCAGTGAACCTGTTTGCCGATGATATTGCTGACATCATGAAATCCCACCCAGATGTTAATGAGTTATTCAAGGGCAAGTTTGACGTTAATGAAACTGAGACTGGCGGGCAGCTCAGGATTGACCCAGCTTCTTTGAAGGGTGTTGAGTACCGCTTTAATATCGTTGCTGGCTCAACTGCCAAAATGAACAAAGACGCCCAGCGTCAAGCCTTGGAGGGTTTTATCGGGGTTATCTCAAAGCTCCAGAATGTTATTCAGAACGACCCACGAGTTAAGGTTGAATGGCCGCAGATTATGCAAGCCTACGAAGGACTTAGCGATATTCCTGGTGTAAGTGACTTCATCAAGGTAGACGAGAATGCCAAGCCTCAACCAGCTCCAGAGGCAGCTGTACCTGCGACTGCTGTAAAAACCCCAGAGGGGAAGGTATATGACTTATCTGACCTCATTAAGCTTTACCTCGGTACTACTGATGAAGGGTTGAAGACACAACTCGTCACAGCAATTGGCTTTGTACCAAGCCCCCCACAGCAGTCTAGGCCAATGGTCACTCAGAGCGGTCATCTCTTTAATGACCCTCATATCGGAGCTGCTGCTGACGCTCTCCACCAGAGTATGCCCTCCGCTCCGGCACCCGAACCAACTATTAACGCTGGTGGCATGTATAACGATCCCCATCTCGGTCAAGTTGCACAAGCTATCACTAAACTATAGGAGTTAAATTATGAATCCAATTGGCGCACAAAATGCAGTAATGGGTGAAGATTACGGTACAGACTTACCAGAAACAGAAATCTCAACCGAGCAACTTAATGAAGAGAAGAACATGGCTCGTTTCTCCAAGAGTCGTGAGTTTAAGGCGTTAAAAGCTAAGATTGAAAGTCGGATTGAGTTCTACCAGAGCGTACTTCCTGATGGACGGCCACTCACTGATGTTGATACTGCCGAACGAATGGCACAGTGGGTTATCGCCAATGCTGTTATTGGTGAGTTTAAGGCTATTCTCCAAGCCTACGAAAATGCTAAAGAGGCGGTAGACGAGAGCGTTCAATAATGACATATTTCCACCCCGATACAGACTTTTTTGTTAAGAACAATCTTACCCCTCCGAGCGTAGACGCTCACGGTATTGATGAGGATATTCGTTCTAAGCTCAAACCCCTAAAACTCTATGGCTGGAAACAGGAGGGTAACTTACTGATTGCCCAGAGCGATATGGGGGAGGTAGTAAATACTATTCCTGCTGACGTCCAACTACAGGGAGTAGATGAGCAGGGCAATCCAATTCTTGCTAAAGTCAAGTTTTAGCATTACTATTTTAATATGAGGTCTGCCGCTCATATACGTGGCATGAAATAAAACAGCTGTCGACCGAGCTTAATCGAGGTCTGAAAGGACAAAACTATGGAAGAAACTCCCGAAGCAATTATTGAGGAGGTACTCCCAGAAGAGTCCGCCGAAGTAGTCGAGGAAAAAGAAGAGCCAGTAGTAGAGGCTGAAGAAGTCGCAGAAGAGGAAGCTCCCGAGGAAACCCCTGAGGAAACCCCCGAAGAAAAGCCCCCATCTCGGCGTGAGAGTCTACGCATACAAGCCCTTTTAGCCAAGTATGGTGAACCTGACGCGCGGCCTGAACCCCGTACCGATACACACTCATATAAAGACTCACTCGAAGCCGATGAGGAAACATTGGCAAACCTGGAAAGAGACCGCAGTGCCTACGGCCAGAGTCAGTACAACGAAGGCTTAAAGCAAGCGCAAAATATCCAGTTCCATACCCGTCTTGAAATTGATGCCCCTAAGATTGAAGCCAAATATGGGTTCTTAAACAAAGACAGCAAAGAGTTTAACCCTCTAGCTGCGGATGCCATGAACTCTCGTTACCTCCAATTTGTAGGCTACAACAAAAAAGATGGTTCGGTCAGAAGTTCAGACATCAGATATTCTGACTTTGTAGAAGCTGAAATGGAATTTGCAGATGAAATCGCAAACCACAGGATAGCTAATACGACTAGGAATATCGCCAAGCAAGCTGCTCAAACAGGCTTACGCCCCGATGGTAGCGCTGCAAGGAAACTTGACCTGAGTAAAGACCCCGGACAGATGAGCGACAAAGAACTTGACGCCTATCTTGCCCAAAATGCCCCTAGTAAAAAGCGATAATCTCGCAAAATATAAAACTAAAAGCCAAGCCTCTAAATAAGGCTTAGAAAGGGATAAACCTTTGGCAAACCCAACTCTCGGCTCGAACGTCACTCGTTCGATTGCCCAAACCTCTCAGTACATCATTGAGAAGTGGACTCGCGAAATTCAGCAACCATTTGACGCTATGCTGCAGGCAGCTAAGCTCGTACAGGATCGTTCTGGTCTCGTATCTGATGGTGGTGATAAAGTCAACATTCCGTTCACTGCTGTTGTAACTGCTCGTGCTAAGTCAGCCTCTACCGCTTTGACTTACGACTCACCTGAAGGCGCACCAGTTGCCCTAGACATCGACAAGCACTACTACGTTGGTGTCCTCATTGAAGACATCGCTAAAATTCAGGCTTCTTACGACCTGAAGAGTGCTTTCCACGAGCGCATGGCAGAAGGTATCGCTGTCCAGATTGATACCGATTTAATGGGTCTTTACTCAGCGGCTGGTACTTCTGTCGCTGGTGGTGCTGCTATTGACGACGCTGACATCCTCGCTGTTGTTACTGCTTTCGATACTGGTAACACTCCAGGCTCACTTCGTCGCGGTATCGTCGGCCACAACACCAAGGCTGACCTGCTCGGTGTCAACAAGTACACCGCCTACGACCAGACCGGAAAGACCGGCAAGGCTGTTGATGGTTCCGAAGACTTGACTGGCTCAGTGTACGGAATGGATCTTTACCACTCTGGTAACGTCCCAGTCTCTACTACTGGCCGTAACTTGTTCTTCCACAAGAAAGCCATCAACTTGGCTAAGCAGCAAGCTCCTAAGTTTGAAGCTGAATACTCAGTTGACTACCTCGGTTGGAAGACCGCTGTACACGCTATCTATGGTGTCGGCGTTGAACGCGCTGGCTCAGTTATCGAATTAACCAGGACAACCGCAGCATAATCTGATTGACTTGTCAAGAAAGATTAAAGAGTTAGCCACCAGAAATGGTGGTTTTCTTTTGTGTTAAACTTTATACATATCAGAATCGTCGGTTGAAATAAACTGGCGATAATTATATACTAAAACTATCTCTACAGCAGAGAAAAGACGGCTACGGCCGGTTCGAGTATCACATTAGGTTGAGGGGGTCGCTGCCTTGACAAAAATAAAGGAGAAAAAATATGCCAAGCCGTAATGAACTAAACATGCGAGCCGCTGCAGTAGGTTTTAACCCTAGCACAATTGCTAACGATTCTAAACTAGAGCAAAAACTACTTTACCTAGAAAAGAACAGTTACGCAGTCACAGGTACGGCTCCAACCACGACGCTGACATCAACTGGTGTTGGCGTGAACAATGATACCTTCACAATTGGTGGACAAGTCTACACGCTAAAGACAGCGTTGACGGCAACAACTACAGCCAATGAGATTTTAATCGGTGCCGCTGCAACTAACACACTTGATAACATCAAAGAAGCTATCAACGGTACGGGTACACCAGGCACGAACTACGGTTCTAACACGGTCCGTAACAAGCAAGTAACAGCTGGCGCTAAGGCCGCGACTACACTTGTTATCGCTTCGACTGACACGAACGCTAGCGGGTTGATTGCAACAACTGAAACGTTGACCAACTTCGCTTTCACAGCATCTACCCTTACGGGCGGTGTCTTAGGAAGTGTCGCTCAGAATACAGCTACTTGGAATGGTCCTGCTGGAGTTTCAGGCGACAGTAACGTCGTCTGATGGTAACTATAAAATTAGATAAGAAAAAAGGCTTTAATAACGCCTAGAAGGAGAAATGTATGAGTTTTCAAAAAGAAGTAGTCACAGGCAATGGAGTAACCAAGAACATTATAGCTAACTCACAAGAAGAGTTGGATGCACAAGTTAAGGCAGCAAAAACGGAAGTTTCAGCCGTAGCTCCTGACATCAATGACCCTAAAGATGGCAACAAGATTGTCAGCCCCCCTGCTGTCGTTGATAACAATGTCGAGGAACCAGTAGTTAAAAAGAAAAAGTCTACAAAGAAAAAGTAGTCTCGTATAAGCAGATTGGTCTTGTAAATAGAATGACAAGACCTTTTTGTGTTATAAAATTCTTGTGCTAGTATTTAGCCTTGTGCTAGTATCTAGCTATGATAAAAACTCGCATCGAAACCACCGATTCCCTTGACGTTATTTTACGAGGGGCTGAAAAACTGTATGAAGCCGTTAGCGTGACCATGGGGCCGAGAGGTCAGAACGTCATATTTAAGAAGTACGGAAAGCGTGTTGGGGTCACTCACGACGGCGTAACCGTGGCTAGGCTTGCTAATATTGATGATGAGGCTGAATCCGTAGGTGCTGACCTTTTGCGCGAAGCTGCCGGTAAACTCGATCAGACAACGGGGGATGGCCCCCAACCTTTATACGCTAGGGTTTTAACACCTACGGGCTTTGTGGCTATGGGCGATGTTGAGGAGGGCATGGAAGTTTGTGGTACAGATGGCTCTATCCAAACCGTACTTGGCGTTTACGAAAAGGGAGACAAGGAGATATATCGCATCTCACTAGCTGACGGAAGGGTTGTAGAGTGCTGCGAAGATCATCTGTGGACAGTGACTACCAAAGAAGGCAAGAGAAAGACTCTGACTGTGCAACAAATGCTAAAAGATGGTGTAAAAACTCCTGACGGCGATTTTCAACGACGTAAATTCTTTATTCAGCGCAACATTGTAGATTTTAATGAGAAGACCGTGGACATGCCTATTGACCCCTATACTCTAGGCGTACTACTCGGTGATGGTAGTCTCAGTGGGTCAGGGACTATCGAGCTATCCTTAGGTTTTAAGAAAAGACATATATTAGACAAGCTTAGACTACCAGAGGGCGTAATTCCTAACACACGTGACTGCGAGAAGTACATCAGGGTAAAACTACCAGGGCGAACTATGGTTGCTATGCTAAAGAAACTTGGACTATATGGGACTAATAGTACTACTAAATTTATCCCCGAGGCTTACCTGTACTCTAGTGTTGCTTCGCGCAAGGCGCTTCTGCAAGGTCTATTAGATACCGACGGTCATATCAACCAGAGAGGACTATTTGAGTTCTCAACAGTGTCAACTCAACTTGCCAATGATTTTAGCGACTTAGCGCATGGTTTAGGCTATGACCTGAACATCACGCTCCATACGAGAGCGAATGACCCAAATTCATATTCACATAGGCCAATAGTCAGGATTGTCCAGCTTAAAGGTAGAAAGCATGGGATGGCTATAGATTCTATTGAGGCAACTGGTGAAACTACGCCAATGCGCTGCATAAAGGTGAGTAACCCCGATAATTTGTACATAACAGATGGTTATGTGGTCACACACAATACAACTACCGTAACAGTTCTGGCCTACCATATCTTAAAAGAAGCCGCCAAGTTGATTAAAGCTGGTGAGAACCCAATGAAGGTAAAGCTGGCTCTGGATAGGGCTCAGCAGCAAGTACTCGACATTATTCACTCTGCTACTACCCGAGATATTACCGAGGAGCAGCTTATCTCTGTTGCCTCTATTGCGGCAGGAGATAAAGAAGTTGGGCAAGAAGTTGGTGGGCTTATGTTCAAGGCGGGCGGTCATACTCCTATTTCTCTCGGGTTTAGCGACGCAGCCGAAACTACCACGGAGATGATTAAAGGTTTTAAGATCGATTCTGGCCCCGCCAATCCTTACCTCATGGAGGGGGCTGGTACTAGCCTGGTTATAGACAACCCAAAGATTATCGTCGTTGATGGTACTTTGCGGGACAAAGAGGACGTTGTGCCAATCTTGAGAGTAATCTCAGCCCTAGAACCAGACGAACGCGGGTTCTTACTTGTAGTTGGTGATATTGCGGGGGATGCTATGCAACTCATGGTTATCAACCGCCTCAAGAAGTTTGCCAACCTATCTATCGCTCGAGTACCCGCCCACATTAACAGTCATACCGAATACTTAGCTGATATTGCCATTTCTACAGGGGCAACCGTCCTGACTAAAAACACAGGTAATACCTATATGGAGCCAGATATATCCCACTTTGGCTCGGCTGAGCGAGTTATAGTTGAACCTCGTGAAACCATTATCGTAAACGGGGCGAGTATCCCAGAAGACCTTGATAGCCATAAATCAGCTCTTAAGGAATTCTCAATGAAAGCCAAAGACGGAATATCCCGTAAATTTGCCGAGGATAGGCTAATGACCCTCGAACAGAAGGTCGTGAGCATTATGGTAGGCGGGCAGAGTGAAACGGACGCAGAAGAGAAGCATTATCGTTATGAGGACGCTGTAGGAGCCTCCAGAGCCGCGTTAAGAGGCGGAGTGGTACCAGGAGGCGGAACGCTATTATACGCAGCCTCAGAGCAGGTAGAGTCGCCCATATTGAAGATAGCCCTAAAAGCTCCGATGACTAAGGTGCTTAGTAACGCTGGGGTTGATGTACCTGAGGGTGTAGCCGTAGGTTACGGGATTGACGTGATGAATCCAGATGACGGTTTAGTCAGTATGACCCAGCGAGGAATCCTTGATCCAGCCGAGTCAGAAATTGAATGTGTCAAGACGGCGATAAGCATAGCTGGATTACTTATAACATCAGGGGCTATAATAGTAGATATAAACAAACAAGAACAAAATGAAGCACAATCTCAACTCTAATTTAGTTCTGATAGAGAACGACCAACCGGAAGAGAAAGACCAACATGGTATTTTTGTTCAAGAAGAGTGGCAGACACTCCCGCCGACTGGGACTGTTTTAGCTGTTGGAGAGGGAGTTACTTTCTGTAAAGAGGGTGACAGGGTGTTCTACGAGCGTTATTCGGCTATCCAGACGCCTCACGGTAAGGATATTAAACTCGTCCGAGCTGACGCTATTTTCGAGGTGATAAAATGAGGCGCGGGGACTTGACCGAGAAGGATATGAGCGTTATCCGTGAGGGCGACCGTACGACCGTGCAACACAAATCTACTCGTGGAGCCTTACGAGATTACTCCCTCAAACACAAGGTCTGGATGGAGTGGGACTTAAATGATGACTCTAAGCGTGACACTATCTTTAAGCTTCACCTCGACGACCAAACCGTGATACTCGATTGGGAAGAGGTTATGAGACACGGGCGCTGGATATGACACCCGATTACTCCAAACTAAGTCCTGAAACCCGCAAACTAATCGATCAGGTTGAGGCTAATAGTGTCCCTAATAAGCAGTTAAATACCCTTAAAGATATTGAAACTGTCCTTGAAGAACTTGTTATTACGGGAGAAAAAGGTCAGAACCAGAATGATTCTCACGTTCAGAAGGTAGGGTCACTCCTCGTAGATGTTCGCAATACCCTGACCGAGATTCGGGATAAGGAAGTGGAGAAGACTCCAGACCATGCTACCCCAGTGGTAGAGGCGCTAGATAAACTTAGTGGTAAGTTGTCATCAGCTATAGACAAAATACAACTAAATCCCACCTTTACTCCGAATATCAATGTTGATGCTCCGCAAGTAAACGTAGCCGCTGCCCAAGTTGATTTGAAGGGCGTTGAGAAAATCCTTAAAGACCTGCCGAAAGCCTTTGACAAGGCTATCTCGACTATCGACATACCAGAAGCAACTGACAACCAACCGTTACTTGACGCCTTGCAGGGCATGTCGAAACAACTATCTAGCATAGATACTGCTACAAGGATGAAGCCCCAGCCAGGTTCAATGGCTATTAGCAACCTAGCTGATATAAACACAGAGAGTTTAACGGTCAAAAAGGCACTTAGCGAGGTGATACAGGTAGTCGATGCCTCAAATACATACATCGGGCAGGCAGTCCCAGGGACTGATACCGCAGCCGCTGCATGGCGTATTAAGAAAATAGTAGTATCTGGCGACACGACGACTATCTACTGGGCTGATGGTGACGGAAACTTCACTAAGCAGTGGACTTTGAGAGCTACATACAGCTATGTCTAATAAATATGACCCTATATTGGGAGAGTACCGAGAAGCTGATACTGGTGGCGGTGGCGCGGTCGATAGCGTCAACACCCGTACTGGTGCAGTCGTTCTGACCAGTACCGACGTCGGACTGGTAAACGTTGATAACAC